CCTTTCGTCCGCGCTTTGCCGCGCGAATCTCTCTCCGGAGCGCACAAAACCCCTGGTCAGGGGCCTGCAACTTGTCCTAAGTGGACTGGAGGCGTGGCGTGACCGGGCGGAAGCGGCGGCCGACCGATGACGGTGCCCCGGATTCGGCCACTGTGAGTGAGAAGACTCCGTGCGCGTGCGGGTGCGGCAGCGCGGATCCCATCGACCATGACCTCGTCCCGGGCTGGCTCGATCTCGATGCCGTGCGCCGCGGTCCGATCGAACGGCAGGTGCGGGCCGACGTGGCGAAGCTCGGCGAGCTGGACGGCGCCCGGGCCACGTACGCCGAGGTGGCGTACCGGCTCGCCCGGGCGCTGGACGTGGACGACACCGAGGGTGCGACCGGGCTGGCCGGGGCGGCGCGCGAGCTGCGGGCCGCGCTCGACGAGGTGTGGAAGGGGGTCAAGCATGGCCGACCGAGCGATGGCGTCGTCAGTGGACTGGGCACAGCCGTGGGAGGAGTGGCTGCCGCAGTGCCCGCCCCGGTACGGGACGAGCCGTAACTACGACCGGCCGACGCTGGGCCCGCGGCTGACCCAGACCGCGCTGGGCATGGGCAAGCAGCCGATGCCGTGGCAGCGCTACGTCAACGACGTGGCCTTCGAGGTCGACCCGGATACGGGGCTGCTGGTGTACGGCACGGTGGTGCTGTCGACGCCGCGCCAGCAGGGCAAGACGCTCGAGGTGGTCACGGTGGCGACGCACCGGTGCCTGGCGTGGCCCGACCAGACGGTGACGTACGCGGCGCAGACCCGCGACCACGCCCGAATCAAGCTGCAGGACGACCACATCCCCATGTTGGAGCGGTCCGACTTCGCCGGGCGGTTCGACCCGATCATGACCAACGGGTTCGAGCGGCTGAAGTGGGAGAACGGCTCGGTGTGGGCCATCGCGTCGACGACGCTCAAGTCGGGGCACGGCCCGACCCTTGACCTGGGTATCGCTGATGAGTCGTGGGCGCACCCGGATGGGCGCATCGACCAGGCGTGGCTGCCGGCCATGCTGACCCGGCCCAACTCGCAGCTGTGGGTGCCGTCCACTGTGGGCGAATCGGCGGCGAAGTCGCCCTACCTGTTCGGCAAGATGGAGGCCGGCCGGGAGGCGGTTGAGGCCGGCCAGCAGGAGGACACCGCGTTCTTCTGGTGGGGCGCCGAACCGGAGACGGACGGGGACGACCCGGCCACGTGGGCGGCGGCGATGCCGGCGTGGGGGTTCACCATCAACGAGCGCGCGGTGCGCCGGATGAAGGCCGGCATGAAGGCCGACGCGGCGAAGTCGGGCACCGATGCGGAGGCCGAGTTTGAGCGGGCCGGCCTGAACCGGTGGTCCGACGAGGAGGCCGCGCCGTCGGTGGTCGACCTGGACCGGTGGAAGGACTGCATCGACGTCGAGTCGGGGCATGGTCGGCCGATCGCGCTGGCCATCACCGCCTCGTATGACCACAAGTGGTACACGATCACGGTGGCCGGTCCGCGCCCGGACGGCCGCCAGCACTGGGAGGTCATCGAGCATCGGCTGGGCAGCGCGTGGGTGGTGAAGCGGGCCGCCGAGCTGGGCCGCCGGCCGGACGTGATCGGGGTGGGGTTGGACCTGGCCGGCCCGGCCGGGCACCTGCACCTCAAGCTGCGCGGCGCCGGCCTGCTGGAGTGGTCGCCGAAGATGACGCGGGCGCAGGCCCGGGGCCGGCTGCTGACGATGCCGACGGCCCGGGAGTGGGCGCAGGCGTGCGGGTCGGCGTACGACGCGATCGAGAATGACGAGGTGCGCTGGCGCGGCCCGGAAGGCTCGCAGTTGCCGCTGCAGCGGGCGGTGGCGGGTGCGAAGACCAGGCCGTTGGGGGACGCGTTTGCGTGGGCCCGCCGCGGCCATGCGGACATCGCGCCGTTCGAGGGTGTGACGTTGGCCCGATGGGTTTTGGCTCAACGCTTGTCCGTTACCGATCAGGAGGACTACGATGCGGCCAGTTCGGTCTACTGAGAGGGGCCGGCGTGGAGCCCCGGAAATCTGATCTTGCAAGCCTCATCACGACGTGTATGGACGTGGTGGGGCTTGTTGCTGTGTCTACGTTTGTGGGGGCCGGCCTGTTCCGCTGGGTGTCGTGGTTTGGGTTCGCGGTGTCCGGGCTGATGCTGCTGGCCGGGTCGTGGTGGATGACGACGGTGGGCGCGCCGGACTATGTGCCTGTCCGAAAGCGCACAGTGAATGCGTGGCGCAGTTGGCGGGCGCGGCGGCGTGAAGCGCGGGCCGAGCTTCACCGCGGCCGGCCGGCCCGGCGTCCGGCCGTGACATCGTGAGCCTCCTGTTTGGACAGCAGGCGCGCACGTCGTGGCCGCCCGAGATCCTCGTGCCGGCCCGCGGCGGCACCATGAACCGTGGCGGCATCGTGAACGTCACCGCCGACACCGCGCTGCGGCACTCGGCGGTGTGGGCGTGTATCAAGCTGCAGGCCGATCTCATGTCGTCGTTCCCCATCGACGTACTCCGCGACGTGGACATCGACGGTGCGGGCACGATGATGCCGGCGGAGACACCCACCCCGATGGTGCTCAAGCAACCGGGCGGCGCGTCGTGCGGCATCAACGAGTGGATGTTCAGCACGCAGGCCGACAAGGCGGCGTCGGGCAACACGTTCGGGGTGATCACGAAGCGGGACGGGTTCGGGCTGCCCGCGTGCATCGAGCTGCAGGACCGGTCAACGGTCGTTGTGGTGGTGCGCGCCAACCAGCTGCGCGGCTACCGCATCGCCGGCAAGTGGTACGACCCGGTCGACGTGTGGCATGAGAAGTCCAACACCCGCTCGGGCATGTTCGTCGGGCTGAGTCCGATCGCGTACGCGGCCTGGTCGATCAGCGAGTACCTGTCGGCCCAGGAGTTCGCGATCCAGTGGTTCGGAACGGGCGCCATCCCGTCGGGGGTGCTCAAGAACAGCGCCAAGACGCTGAGCCCAGCCGAGGCCGAGACGACCAAGGCGAAGTGGCGGCAGGCGGTCGCGAACCGGGACGTGTTCGTCACCGGCGCGGACTGGGATTACTCGATGATGACCGGCGAGAATTCCACGTCCGCCCTGCTGGAGACCAAGCGGTACAGCATCAGCGACATCGGCCGGTTCTTCGGCGTGCCCGGCGACCTGATCGACGCGGCCGAATCGCTGGGCGGCGGCAAGATCACGTACGCGAACATCACGCAGCGAAACCTGGAGTACCTGATCCTGCACCTGGGACCGGAGATCACGCGCCGGGAGGCCGCGCTCACCACCCTGGTGCCGTCGCAGCGGTACGTGAAGCTCAACACCGACTCGCTGCTGCGCATGGACCCGGCCGCCCGTGCCGCCCTGTTCCAGACGCGCATCAACTCGCGGACGCTGGCCCCATCCGAGGCGCGACGGTACGAAAACCAGGCGCCGTTCACGCAGGCGCAGATCGACGAGTTCACCACCCTGTTCGGGCCGCCCGGGAAGGCGACCACCACCCCGAAAGAGAGCGTGCCAGCATGACCACCGAGCAGCTGATGCGAGACGCCGCCGTGGCCCGGCAGGCCGGAGTGGCGACCCGGATGGACCGGCCCCGGCAGCGCCGGTGGGCTGAGGAACCGACCGCCCCGGCCCGGGTCGGGGCGCGGCTGCGTGACCTGTCCCTGCGCGCGTCGGCCGCGGGCGACACGGTCGCATTCCTCGGGGTGGCCACCGCGTACGAGGCGCCCTATGAGATGTACGACTTCTGGGGCCCGTACACCGAGGTCGTGTCAGCCGGTGCCGGCGAGCAGTCGCTGAACCGGGCCGACCTCGACGTGCCCCTGGTGCTGCAGCACGCCGACCTTCGCCGCATCGCCCGCACCACCAACGGGTCGCTGGCCCTGACCGAAACTGACGACGGGCTGCAGGTCGACGCGCCTGCACTCGACATGGCCGATCAGGACGTGGCCTACATCGTGCCGAAGCTGCGGTCCCTGCTGATCGACGAGATGTCGTTCAAGTTCATGATCACGGCCGGCCAGTGGTCGCCGGACTACACCGAGTTCCGCATCCAGTCGTACGACATCCACCGTGGGGACGTTGCCATCGTTGGGTACGGGGCGAACCCGGCAACGTCGGCCGGGCTGCGCGGGCAGGACATGCGCCAGCTCGCCCGGGACCTGCCGGACGAGGCGGCGCGCACCTTGGCCGGGCTGCTCACCCAGCGGTTCCTGACCGGGCCCACCGCCGAGCCGGCCCGTGCCGCATCCCGCATGAGCACCAACCAGGCTCAGCTGTTGCTTGACCGATCCTGATCAGTCGGCCTACCATCCGAGCGTGTAACTAACACGAACCCCCCTCGCGTGGGGAGTCTTGCGCCGCGCCGATAGCGCCCGGCCTGGGATGTCACCGCCTGTTGACCATGGGGCACCACAGCCATGAGACAGGACATCCCCCGTGAACCTGCAGAGCCTCATTGCTCAGCGGCTTGCGCAGAAAGCCGCAGCCGAGAAGCGCGCCGCTGACCTTGGGGCCAGCGCGCAGGCACTGATCGACACCGCGAACACCGCCAAGCGGGACTTCACCGCAGACGAGCAGACCAGCTTCGACAAGCTGCTCGGCGAGCGGAAGGCCGCCATGAACGAGGCGGCCGAGCACGCCCGGATGGCCGCCGAGTACCAGAAGACCCACGACGAGGACGCCGCCGCCGACGCGGCCAGCCGGCAGCACACCCCCGCCGCGGACCGGCCCGCCGGTGGCGCCCGCGTGCAGGACCCGCGCACCTACACCCGCGAGTCGAACCGCCGCGGGGTGTCGTTCTTCGGCGACGCGTACCGGGCGCAGTTCAGCTACGACGGGCAGGCCCGTGAGCGGCTTGAGCGGCACGCCCGCGAAGTCCAGGTCGAGGGCGAAGGCAAGGTCGAGCGCGAGGGTGGCCAGCCGGAGCAGCGGGCGCAGACCACCACCACGTTTGCCGGCCTGATCGTGCCGCAGTACCTGACCCAGCTGGTTGCGCTGCTGATCCGGGCTGGCCGGCCGTTCGCCAACTCGGTGTTCCACATGCCGCTGCCCGACCAGGGCATGAGCTTCATCGTGCCCCGCGGCACCACCGGCGCGGCCGTGGCCAGCCAGACCCCGGAAAACACGGCGGTGCAGAACACCGACGAGGTGTGGGCCAACCTGACCGTGAACGTCAACACGATCGCCGGGCAGCAGGACGTGTCCCGCCAGTCGCTGGAACGGGGCACCCCCGGCATCGACGAGCTGGTGTACCTCGACCTGGCCGGCGCCTACCACGCCGAGCTGGGCCGGCAGGCCCTGAACGGGTCCGGTGCGTCCAACCAGATGCTGGGCATGTTCCAGACGGCCGGCATCAACGCGGCCACCCTGTTCGGGGCGCCCCCCACCTACACCCTGTTCAACTCCAAGCTGGCCGGGCAGATCGCCGCGGTGGCCGGGGCGGGTGCGGGCATCGACCCGCAGCTGATCGTCATGCACCCGCGCCGGTGGGGTTGGCTCAACTCGCTCGTCGACACGGCGGGCCGACCGATCATCGTGCCGACCGCGCAGGGCGCGTACAACGCGGGCGGCATCAACAGCAACCCGGGCGCGTACGGCGACGAGGGCACCAACGCGGGCGGCGTGGTCGACGTCAACGGCTTCCGGGTCGTCGGGTCGATGCAGGGTCTGCCGATCATCACCGACGCGAACGTGCCGACCAACGTGGGCACCGAGTCGGAAGACCTGGTCGGTGTCTACGACCCCACGAAGATCATTCTGTGGGAGGACGGCGACGGCATGCCCACGCAGCTGCGGTTCGAGCAGACGCTGGGCAACCAGCTGACCGTGAAGCTGGTCGTGTACGGCTATGCCGCGTTCACCGCGGGCCGGTACCCGCAGGGCGTGGGCAAGATCGGCGGCCTGGACACGGGCGGCGCGACCTTCGGCCTGGTCGCCCCGACCTTCTAAGCCGACCGGCGGCACCCCTGCGGCGGCGGCCACCACCCCCCGTGCGCCGCCGCAGGGGCCCGCTCCCGACATCCGAACGGAGACGAGCATGGGCGCGACAGATGCCGGCCGGTACGTGCCGGAACACATTCAGGACAACCACCGTCAGCGGGTAGCCGACGGGCACACCACGTGGGACGACCTCGGCCGTGAGGCTGCGGCCGGCGGCGACCGGGCAACCGCCCGCTGGGCGCGGGAGCAGGCCGCGGCAGCCGACCAGGCCGACGCGGCCACCGACGACAGCGGGCCCGAAACCCCGGCCACCCCGGTGCGGGCGCCCAAGGGCCGGCAGCAGCAGCCCAAGGACACCGCGTAAACGATGCCCACCAACACGACCCCGTACGCCACCCTCGCCGCGCTGAAGGCGTCCCTCGGCATCACCGATACCGTGTGGGACCCCGACTTGAACGCGAAGTTGGCGTCGGCCACGCTGCGGATCAACGAGCACTGTGGACGGCTCGGCACCGGGTTCAACCTGGACGCCGCGCCGAGCGCCCGCGTGTTCGAAGCCCGCGACGCGGAGTACCTGTCCGTTGACGACATCGGCAGCCTGACCGGCTTCGCTGTCGCCACCGGACAGGCGGGGTCGTTCACCAACACGATCGCGGTCACCGACTTCGAGACCAGGCCACTCAACGCGTTTGCGCTGGGCCGGCCTATCGAGGTGCTGCGCCACTTCTGGGCGTACTGGCCAACCTGGCCGTCGGTGCGGGTGCAGGTGACCGCACAGTGGGGCTGGCCGGCCGTGCCGGACACGGTGGTCAACGCGTGCCTGCTGCAGGCCGCGCACCTGTTCCGCCGCAAGGACACCCCGGACGGCATCGCCAACGCGGGCGACTTCGGGCCGATCCGGGTGGGCCGGGTCGACCCCGACGTTGAGGAATTGCTCACCGCGTACGTCAAAGCAGGGTTCGCGTGACCCGCCATGGCTGACCAGTTCACCGACCTGACCGCGGTCAAAAAGGGGCTGGCCACGGCATGCCAGTCGATCGTCGGCATGCACGCCCAGCACTGGCCGGGGCCGCAGGTCAACGCGCCGCAGTGCTGGGCCGGCCCCGGGCAGATCGACATGGACTCGGCGCAGCCCAACAACGCCACCGGGGTCAGCATCGCGTGGCGCTGCTACGCGGCAGCGGCAGCCGACGGGCAGTACGGGTATGAGCTGATGGACAAGTTCATGGCGCCCACCGGTGCGAGCAGCGTGGTGGCCGCCATCCTGGCCGACAAGACGCTGGGCGGGGTGTGCCTGACGTTGCGGTGCGAGCGGTGGACCGGGCCGGGCATCGCCACCGTGGGCGCGGTCGACTACATCGCCGCCGAGCTGACGGTGGTGGTGTTCTGATGTCCGACGCTGCCGTGTCCGTCGTGCTCGACCACGCCGGCCTGCGAGCGATCACCCACGAGCCGTGGGTGAAGGATCGCATGTTGGAGTTCGGCGACCTGGTCGCCGGCAACGCTGCGGGGCACGCGCCGCGGCGCACCGGGGCGGGCGCGGAGAGCATCCACGCCGAACCGGTCGAGGAAACGGTGGGGTGGACGGCCCGCGTCAGCTGGAGCACCGACCGGTACTACATGCGGTTTCAGGACGAGGGAACCGTCTATCTGCCCGCCCAGCACTTTCTTGAACAGGGCTTGCGCGACGTGGCCGAGGTGGCCGGAGACAGCCAATTCGGGACCCGCCGCAGCAACGCCAAGGCCCTGAAACGGCGCAGCCGCAAAGAGCTGTTCACGAAGACGGGGCAGTTCAACAGCAAGTACTACGGCGGCACGAAACGTAAGCCCAAGCCCAAGAAGAGCACACCATGAGAGGGGAACCGGTGCAGTCAAACGCCCTGGCGGCCGAGGTGGCAGTGACGCACCCGGAGATCGCCGCGAAGCTGAGCGCGCTAGATGAGCTGTATTCGCGGCTCACGCCCGACGCGGGTGGGCATCGCCCGCTGACCGCGGACGAGCGCGCTATCCAGGTGGCCAACACGCTGACCCTGGACGAGATGCGGATCGTGCAGCGGATCGAGTACGGCACCTACATCGCCAACCAGGACATCCCCCACGGCACTGCCCTGGCGTTCCTGGCCGGCCACCCGGTGCCCGTGTCCAATGTGGCCGCTCACGGCTACCTGCACGCCGGCCTCGTGGACCGGGTCCGGCCGCTGCCGGGCGACGACGACGACCAGGCCGCCGCGGCCGAGCCGGAGGCCGCCGCGGAGCCGGAGGCCGCCGAGCCGGCAGTCGACAACGAGACCACGGAGGGCTGACCCATGCCAACCACCGCCACCCCGTCCGTCATCACCGACCCCGGATACCTGTTCTGGGCGCCCCCCGGCTCGACTCTGCCCGCGAACACGGTGGTCGGGTCGAAGTTCACCGACGCGTGGCCCGGGGCGTGGCTGTCGCTGGGTGCCACGGAGAACGGCAGCGAGTTCGACTACTCGACCAAGGTCGAGGCGGTCAACGCGGCCGAATTCCTCGACCCGATCAAGTGGGCCACGACCAGCCGGCAGGGCACGCTGGCGTTCAACATGCTCAACTTCGCCCTGGCCAACTGGAACAAGGCCGTCAACGGCGGCACCCTCACCATCGTGTCGGGCACCGGCGCGACCACTCTCACGTCGCTGACACCGCCGACCCCCGGCAGTGAGACGCGGGCGATGCTCGGATGGGAGGCCACCACCAACGACTTCCGCATCGTCATGTACCAGTGCATCAACTCGGGTGACATCAAGTCGGCGTTCGCGAAGGCGCCCAAAGAGGCCGTCATCCCGTGCACGTTCAACTTCGAGCTCCCGGTCAGCCCGCAGTTCCCGTGGTCGATGTTCGCGGCCGGCACGGCTCGGGGCTGACGATGCCGAAGCCTCGACGTGTCAGCAGGACCGTCAGCCCCCGCCGGCTTCGGCCGGCGCGGGCCGACAGCCAGGGCAGTATCGGCGAGTTCGGCACCGCCCGCCCGACCGAGGAGCGCACGTTCGGATACCTGGGCATGTCGGTGCGCCTCAACCCGTACCTGTCGGAGTTGTCCTTTGTGGACTTCATCGAGCGGGCCAATGCGATCGACGACAAGTCACCCGAGGGCGTCACCGTCGTCAAAGACCTGGTGCGCGAGTTCGTGCACCCGGACGAGTTCGACCAATTCTGGGCGCACGCCCGGGCCAACCGGCAGAGCACCGACGATCTCCTGCAGCTGGTGTGGGACCTCACGCAGGCGGTGGTCGGCCGCCCTACTGGGCGTCGGCGCGACTCCTCCACTGGGCCGGAACGCACCGACGCGACATCGACGGCCAACTCCTCCGATCCGGTGCTCGACCATCTGGCTGGCCGCCCGGACCTGCAGCTGCTGGTCGAGCGAACGAGACAGGACCGACGCGCGGCATGAGCCTCGCCCAGGTCGCCGACATCGCCCACGTGATGCTCGTCGACCAGGTCGAGGCGCGGGCCGCCACCGACCGGCTCATGACCGGGCTGGCCCGGGCCATGGGCGGCACCGGTGACGTGGTCACCGTCGACGAGCGGCTGGCCGCGTTTGAGGAGGCGCTGAGCGCGCCACCGGCTCCGCGCGAGCCGAGCGACGAAATCCACCAGATGCTGTTGCGGGAGTTGGGGGTGAGCAGGTGACGACGCTGGCGGAAGCGTTCGTGAGGCTGCGCCCCGACAACTCGACCCTCGGCCCTGAGATCGAGCGCGGGCTGGTGCCCGCGGCCACCGAGGCCGGTAAAAAGGCCGGGCGGGCGGCCGGTGAGGCCACCGGGTCGAGCTTCAAAGAGGGGCTCAAGGGGCTCGTCACCGGGTTCGCCGGGCTGGAGATCTTCGACTTCCTGAAGGAGTCGGTGAGTGCCGGCCGGGAGGCTGCGCAGTCGCTGCGCCTCACCGAAGCCGTGATCAAGTCGACCGGCGGGGCGGCCGGGCTGACCACCGACCAGGTGCACGAGCTGGCCGAGAAGCTCGGCGAACTGGACGGCGTGCAGGGCGACGTTGTCCAAAGTGGAGAGAACGTGTTGTTGACGTTCACCAACATCCGCAACCAGTCCGGGGCCGGCAACGACATTTTCGACCAGGCCACCCAGTCCGCGCTTGACCTGTCAGCCGCCATGCACCAAGACCTGCAGTCCTCTGTGGTGCAGCTGGGCAAGGCACTCAACGACCCGGTCAAGGGTTTGACCGCGCTGCAGCGGGTCGGGGTGACGTTCAGCGCCCAGCAGAAGGAACAGATCAAGATCCTGACGGAGCACAACGACACGTTGGGCGCGCAAAAGATCATCCTGGGGGAGGTTCAAAAGGAGTTCGGCGGTGCGGGGGCCGCGGCCACCGACCCGGCGCAGAAAGCCGCCGTGGCGTGGCACGACTTCCAGGAACAGTTGGGGCAGAAGCTGCTGCCCGCGCTCACCCAACTGCTGCAGACCCTGCTGCCGTTCCTGCCGACCGTGGTGGCCATCGTGGGCGCCGTGGCCGACTTCATCGCCCACAATCACCTGCTGGTCGAAATCCTCGGGGGCGTCACGATCGCCGTGTGGCTGCTCAACGCCGCCCTGGACGCCAACCCGATTTCGCTGATCGTCATCGGCCTTGGGTTGCTGGTGGCGGCCATCGTGTACTGCTGGCAGCACTTCGAGGGCTTCCGCAACGTGGTCAAAACCGTGTGGAAGGACGTGCGCCAGGCCGGCACCGACGTGGCCGACTTCTTCACCAAGGACATCCCGCACGCCTTCGAAGCGACCGAGCAGGCCGCCGTGGCCCGGTTCACCACCGTCAAAAACTGGGTGACGGGCCGCGTTGACGACGTGATCGGCGCAGGCCGCCGGGTGCGCGACTTCTTCACCGTCGACATCCCGCACGCTTGGGACACCCTGGTTTCGGCCACAGAGGCCAAATTCGAGGCGGTGCGCGCCAAGATCGCCGCCAAGTTCGACGGCGCCGTGCAGTTCGTCAAGGACATCCCCGGCCGCCTGGTCAGCCTGTTCGTCCACATCGGCGACGACTTCGTGCACGTGGGTGAGGCCATCGTGCAGGGCATCATCCAGGGCATCGGGAACCTGGCCGGCGAACTGCTCGACAAGGTCAAAAACATGGCCGGGCAGGCCCTCGACGGGGTCAAGAACTTCCTGGGCATCGGATCCCCGTCGCGCGTGTTCGCCGACGAGGTCGGCCGGCAGATCCCCGCCGGCATCGCCGTGGGCGTGCGCGAACACACCGACCTGGCCGTGTCGTCGGTCGGGCTGCTGGCGGCCGGCATCGCCGCCGAGCCGGTGCCACTCGGCCCCGCCGTGCAGCAGCCCAACGACCACGGCGACCTGCTGGCCGCCATGCGCCGCGTCGGCGACCTGCTGGCCACCCTCAAACTCACCGTCGGGCCCGAGGGCGTGGCCCTGGCCGCCCGCGCCGGTGAGAAGACCCTCAGCTATGCGGGGCGGTGACCGACGATGACGTTCTACTTCGGCAAGCCGGCACTCGGCCTCGTCGCCCTTCCGCACCCGCTGACCGGGCTGACCCCCACCAACGATCGGCTGGCCACCACGCACGCGTCCAGCTCGGGCGGGCGCACCGTCGACTTCGCCAGCCGCACCCGGCGCACATTCGCCCTGGCGTGGAAGGCCATCGACGCCGTCACGTACTCGGTTCTCGAGGAATTCTTCACCGGCGCCCGCGGCCCCGGCCCGTTCGTGCTGCTCGACCCCGGGCGCCGCAACCACCTGACCGCCAACCAGTCCGGGGCCACATCCCAGACGAACGACCCAACCGGGTTCGTGGTGGCCGCCGGCTCGGGTGAGTCGGTGTCGTCGTCGCCGGGTCCGGTGCTGCGCGGGCCGCGGGCGCTGCGGTGGACGCTGCCGGGTTCGGTCACGTCGGGCGTGCTCGCCCTGACCGCGCCGGCCGGGCTGGTCGGTTTCCCGGTGCCTGCGGGCACCCCGTGGACGTTCAGCGGCCAACTGTCGTCGGCCGGCATCGCGCCCAGCGTCGCCGTAACCCCTGTGCTGTCGTGGAGGCGCCTGGACGGGTCGGAGGTGGCCGCCACCCTCGGCACGCCGGTCAACGCGGTCACGGGCTCGTTCGCGGCGTTCAACGTGTCCCTGGGCGCCCCGCCGGCCGGGGCCCTGTTCGTGGTGCCCCAGTTGCGCGTCGCGGCCGGGGTGCTCACCACCGCACAGGTGGGAGCCGACGTAAACGACTGGGGCATGCCGGCCCGGCGGCCCTTCGGTGTGCTGGCCGGCTTCGCCGCGGGCGCCCCCAACCGGGCACTGGTCTCCTCCTACGCCTCGTCGCGGGACATGGGCGCCGGGTCGGTACTGGTCGAACGGCCGGCGCAGACCACCACCGATGTGGTCGTCGACCAGCTGCAGCTTGACATGTTCGCCAGCGTCCGGACGTGGGCGCTGGGCACCGGCATGCCGCAGGTATCCATCACCGCCCTGCCCGAGCAGTACCAGATTCTGCCGGACCGCAACGTGACCGCGACGCTCGTCGAGGTCGGCTGAGAGAGGAACGCACCAATGAAAACTGGTTACTCGGCGCTGGCCCCGGTGGGTGGTGTGCCCCTGGTCGCAGCCACCGCGAAAACGGTGGTGGCCGTCATCACCCCAGCCACGTTCGGTCTGGACCTGCTCAAGCTGCGGGCCGGGTTCGACTCGGTCACCGCCACCGACAAGGCCGTGGCCGTCGAGCTGGTGGCCTACACGGCTGATGGCACCGGCACGGCCGGCACCGTGAACCCGGTGTACGGCCGCGGTGTCACCGTGGCGAGCATCCCGGTGGGGTTCACGATGAAGACCAACTACATCGCCGAGCCGACCGGTGGAACCGTGCTCGACATGTGGTCGCTGACCCCGATCGGCGGAACCGCCCTGATCGACCTGCCCTTCACCGCCACCCCCGACGTGGGCATCAACACCGTGCTGGGCCTTCGGTGCACGGCGCCCACCTCAGCCGTGAACTTCCGCGGCGGCATGTGGTTCGAGCGCTGCTGACATGGGCGTCACCTCCGACCCCAACGACCCCCGACTGACCCACGGGGCCGAATCGCTGGACGGGCCGCCAGTGCCGCAGGCCGACGTGTACCTGGTCCTCTCCGAGGACGAGCGCGCCCGCGGCTTCGTGCGGCCCGTCCGCCGGACCTACGTGCACACCGTGTGCGGGGCCGCCACCACCATGGGCCAGGCGATCGCCGAGACGTACGCCGCCAACCCCGCGTTCTACGGCGCCACCTACTGCGTCAACTGCGGCGTTCACCGCCCGGTCGGTGCGCTGGGCGAGTTCGTGTGGGAAGACGGGACCAAGGTCGGAACCTGATGAGCATCGTCGTCCCCTCCGACCTGGCCGCCGCCATCGAAGCCGGCGAGCGGACCCCGCTCGTCCGCGTCATGGTCGACTGGGATGGGGACGGGTTCGGGCCGGCCGGCAGCATCGACGACCTCAGCGGCCGGCAGGGTGCGATCACCATCACCCGGTCGCTGACCACCGACCTACCCGACCCGGTGCGCCTCGTCGAAGGCAGCAGCGCCGCCACCGGCACCGTCCAGTTGGCCGAAGGCGACCCCACCGACGAGACCATGCACCCGGCCCGCTACTACACGCGCGGGTCGGATGCGCCCCTCGGCCACCACGAACGCATCAACCGGCCCACCACTGTCGACATTGGATTCATCACCGCCAGCGGCCCCCAGTACGTGCGCCGCCTCACCGGCGTGCTCCGCAAGATGACCACCGTCAGCAGGGGCCGATCCGCCGCCGCGGCCCTGCTCGACAACCGGGCGCTGCTACGCAACACGGTCACGCTCATTCCCACCAACGGCAACATAGCCGGCGCCAACGGCACGTGGATTGTCACGCAAGCCCTGTACGCCAACGGCATCGGCGCGGGGCCCCTTCCCCGCCCGCAGGGCTCCCTGATGTGGCTGCCCATGTACGGGTCGATCAGCCCGATCCGCAGCGACCGCAACCCGGCCTGGCTGGCGCAGTACTCCACCATCACGGCGCAAACCAGCATCCGGCCGCCGTTCATGCCGGGCCCATTCGCGCAGGCGGTGGCCGCCGCCTACAGCAGCACCACCAACCCCTACGTTGTGATCGTCCAAAACGCGGCACCCACCAACACCCCCGCCTGGTCGCAGCTGCGCGGCCGGCTCGAAATGTGGTGTCTCGGAGTGACCAGCCCGACCGCCTCGTCCGGCGTCTGGCGGTCGGTGCTCAGCTACACGACCCTCGCATGTGGACTCCGAGCCGACGGGCACATGTACCTTCGCGTGCTCGCCTTTGACATGGTCACCCTGCTGCACGAGTACATCAGCACCCAGACCGTTCCCGGCGACGGGGCTTGGCACGCGGTCGGGGTCCACTGGGACATCACCGCCAGGGTGGTGCAGTTCCGCATTGACGGCGTCTTCGAAACGCAGGCAACGACGATCCTGCCGACCGAGTTGGACACCAGCCAGCCCAACCCCAACCTGCTGTTCAACACCTATCAGCCCGTGTCCGACGTGCACGTGCACGACATCGATATAGCCGCCTCATGGTTGGCGGACACGGTCACCGTCGGCGCCGTCCTCGACCCGTCCCTGCTTAACCTCGTCGCCTCATACGAGTCGACGCCGCGGGAGGCGTGGGACCTGATCACCGAGGTAGCCCAAGCCGAACAGGCGGTGGCCGCTTTCGACGAGTTGGGCGTGTTCCGCTACCGCACCCGGATTCGCCTCGTCGACAACGCCGGGCAGACCGCCCAGCGGGTGCTGTCCACCGCCGACGGGTCACTGCTCGACGCGCAGATCGACGACGGCATCGACCAAGTCCGCAACATTGTGCAGGTGTCGTACAGCCCGGTCACGGTGGCGCCCCGGTTCGGCTTCGTGTACCGCGACCAAATCAACCGGGCGGTGCCAGCGCAGTCCGTGGTCGACTTCCCGGTCACCTTCACCGATCCGTTGGTGCAACTGCAAACCAGCCTGTTCAACATCTCCATTACGACGTGGCTGGCCGCGGGGGAGGCCGCGTTCACTGACCCCTATTTCGTGATCACCGTCAACGCGGATTTCAGCGATGATGCAAACGCGGACTTCGCCTACGCGCAGCAGATCAGCGCCGTCGTGCTGCCCAACTGGACGCCGGCCTCGGCAACTGTGCGGGTCACCAACCTGGCCGTGATCCCGTTGTATATCACCAACATCGGGCTGAAGGGGTTGAACGCCACTGTCGGCTCGGGGTTCGTCGCCGAGTCCCGCGACCAGTCCAGCATCAGCAAGTACGGCCCGCAGCCGCTGCAACTGACCGCCTCCCAGTGGGTGCAGTCGGCCGACGTGGCCCAGTCGCTTGCCGCGGCCCTGCTCGGCGACATCAAAGACCCGCACCCCACCGTATCCGGTCTGTCCATTGTGGGCGATCCGCGGCGCCAGCTCGGCGACCGGGTGGTCCTGGCCGACCCGGACGGCACTCAACTGGCCGGCGAGTTCTGGCTGACACAGTTCACCGACCAGGTCGACGCCAACGGCGCATACACGCAGAGCATCGCCGCCCGCGGCGCAACCACGGTCGCCCGATACGGGGTCGGCCGGTACGGGGTCGACACCTACGGAAGGTCAAACTGATGGGCTACGTGTGGGCGGATGTGCTACCCGGCCAGGTCGTCGACGACGTGGCCACCAATGGGCTCGGCAACACTGTCGAGCAGCACGACGCGTTGATCGCGTCCTTGCAGGCCCAGATCACCCAGTGGCAGCCCGGATACGCGTTTCTGACCGCCTCCGTTCCGTACACCAATGTGGGCACCGTGCAACCGGTCACCGACCTGACCCTGCCCGCTGCTGCCGGCCACACCTACGAACTGAACGCGCACCTGTACGCGTCGTCGGCCGCCAACAACCAGGGCGACATCCAATACGCCCTCTCATTCCCGGCCCTCGCAGTCGTTGACTGGACAGGGTTCGGCCTGCACAACTCGCTCGCGTCGGGCACCACCGCCGGCCTGGAAGGCATCGCCGACGCCAACCAGACCACCGGGCAGACCGTCACCATTCCCTACGGCTGCTCGACCACGCCGACGCACACCTGGCTCACCGCCCGCATCGTGATGGGGGCGACCGCGGGCAACGTGCAGATGATGGCGTCGCAGTTTGTGGCCGCCGCGGCGACCACTTCGACGCTACTGATCCGGTCCTATATGACGTTGCGGATGTTGATATGACCACCTATCACGCGTCGCGCGAACCGGGCGGCCCGGCTGTGTGCGGCCAAGCCCAGCCCGGCGAACAGGTTGTGCCGCTGGTCGAGGCGGCCGACCCGGCGGGCCGGCATTTCAACTGCCCCGCCTGTGACCGGGTGCTCCACAATGGACGACGCCACGCGGAGCCCACATCATGACCGTCTTCCTATGGGACTCATCGAGTTGGGATGACACTCCGACCAGCCTTGACGGGCTGGCCGGGTTCACCACCAAAGTCACCGACGGGGACCACTACTACCACAACCCCACCGCCGCGCCGAAGCTCAACGCCATGCGGGGAATGGGTTGCCCCATCCTCGGCGGGTACCACGTCCTGTGGGGCAACCGGTCCGTGCCCGCCCAGGTGGCGTGGTTCCTGCAGATGCTCGACGCGGACGTGCCGTGGTGGCGGGGATTCCCGTTTTTTGTGGCGCAGTCCGACAACGAGCCGTTCTACGCCGGCCTGCAGACCCCGCCCAGCATCGACCAGATCAACCAGTTCGGGGACGAGCTCGTCCACCAAGGGCAAGGCTCGTTTGAGCCAACCGAGCACCTGCCCTACGCCCCGGCGTGGCACTACGGGGCCAGCATCGGCGGCCTGCGCGGCCTGTGGTGGTCGAGCAACTACGGGGCCAACCGCGTCGGGCACTACCCGGACGTGTACGCCGCGGCCGGCGGCGACCGGTCCGCGCAGTGGGCGGCGGCCGGCGGGAAGACGCCCACCATCCTGCAGTTCGGCTCGAACACCACGATCGCCGGGCAGACCACCTCGGACGCCAACGCGTTCCGCGGCACCCTCGACCAACTCAAGGCGGCGCTGCGACCGACGCAGCAGCCGGAAGGGGACACGACGATGATCCGCTACCAGTTCGACACCACCTGGCCGGACCGCCCGGCCGACCTGGGCAACCGCATCATCAACACCGACCGCATGGGCATGTACGACGTGGAACCGTTCAGCACCCCGCAGGGCGGCGCCCCGGCCGTTGTGGTGCTATCCAAGGCGACCACGGCCGACGGTAAGTGGTCGTTCGCAACGACGTTCGCCGCGGTCACCGGCGGATGCGCCTACGGGGTGCAGGTTGCCGACTGGCGCCAGGCCGCCGCCGTCACCCCGCCGCCGGCCCCGCCCGGCGGGCTCACCGCCGACGAGGTGCGGGCGGTCGTGCGCGCCGAGCTGGACGCGACCAGGCTCACCGGGCCGCCCACCACCGCCTAACCCATCCCCGCGCGGTCCGGACCCGCCGCGCGCACGCACAACCGGAAAGCGCAGGGGCTCACATGAGCGTCGACCAGTGGCAAGCGATCGGGGTCGTGTCGGGGGCGCTGGTCGCCTTGCTGACGCTGATCGGCATCGTCTGGCGAAAGGGGATCAGACCAGTGTGGAAAGCCGCATGGCGCACCATCCGGCGCCTCGACCAGGTAGCTGACGACCTACTCGGTGACGAGGCGAAAGGCGTGCCGTCCATGGTGACGCGCTTCCGGCTGCTCGACTCGCAGGTGCGCGAGTTGGACCGGAAGCTCAACGAGCACATTACCCAGCACGACGGTGGCGTCCGGGCCAACTCCGGCCGGCCACCGCAGCCGCCGCCCCGCCGTGCCGGTGGTGCCCGGTGACCGCCCGGCTGGCCGCGTGGGCGCGGCCCCGGGCTAAGGCGATCACAGCCGCCATCACGGCCGGGCTGGTCGCCGCACAGAACGCGGTGCCGATGTCGGCCACCGCGCACGGTTGGGTCGCCGTCGCCATCGCCGTACTCGGCGTGGCCGCGGTCTACCAGGTGCCCAACCAGCCGACGAAGGGAAGCCCGACGCCATGACCACCACCACCCGGCGCGCGTGGACGGTGACCGCTGTTGCGGTCGCCGCCGTCGTGCTCGCCATGACCTGGTCGCTGACCGGCACCGCGGCAGCCACCACCACCGACCCGGTGCAGCGGCTGCGCGACGCGCTGACCACGTGCCAGGACGAGCAGGCGCAGGCCCAGACGGCCGCTGAGGTGGCGTGGGCGGCCAACTGTGTGACGTTGGCCCAGCGGGCCCTCGACGCGGCCACAACGCCGTCTCCGACCGCCACAGCCACGGCGACGCCGTCGGCCACCACGGCACCCCCGACCACGCCGCCAGCCACCACAGCGCCGCCCACACCCACCCCGACCCCGACGCCCACCCCGACCGGGCCGCCGGCCCCGTCGTGGCCCAACTCGGCCAACACCGGGCCAGCCTCGTCGTGCGACTCGCTGCCCCGCATGGGCAGCATCACCCTCGGAACAGCCGGGCAGGTCCTCAACGGGGTCGACGTGCACGGCACCATCACAGTCACCGCCGCGAACGTCGTACTCGAGAATTTGTGCGTCCGGCCGGACACGCCGGTGACCGGGGCCGCCATCACCATCAAATGGGTGCAGGGCACGGTCATCGACCACGTGCGCATCGTCGGTGCCGGCCGGGTGCACCAGGGCGTGCAGGCGTTCGACGACTCGGGTGTGGTCATTCGGGCCACCGAAGACTCGGGGACCGACGACGGGTTCAGCACCGGGGTGGGCACCATCACCGACTCCTACGTGCATGACCTGCGGGCCGGCGGCCACGACGACGCGGTCGAGGCGACCGGCATCCGCGCCAGCTGGGCTCACTTCGGGTTGACGGTGCGGCACAACGCCCTGCTAAACCCGCTGACCCAGACCAGCGCCGTGTTTCTGGGGGCCGACAACGGGCTGGCGTTCACGTACGCCACCGTCGACGGGAACCTGCTGGCCGGCGGGTCCTACACCCTCTACGGCGGCGACACGTCGGGAAGCACGTCGCCCGGGTCGCACATCCTGATCACCAACAACGTGTTCGACCGGCGGTACTTCCCCCGGTGCGGCTCATCCGGCTGGGTGCTCGCATTCTCGGCGGGCGGGCCTGGCAACGTGTGGTCAGGCAACACATTCGAGGACGGCAGCCCCGCCGCCCCGTAGCGAGCACAGCGCGCGGGGCCCCGGGTGCTGGTCGGGGCCCCGCGCGCTCGGGGCCGGGCACTGCGTTGCCCGGCAGGGCGCCCCCATCAAAGCTCTGGCTGGTGGGCTGCGAACAGCACCCCCCTGACCTCCTCGACGGTCTCAGCCGCTATCCCCCTGTCCTTGCCGCGCTGCTGCAGCGTCTCCAAGCGGGCGCGCAGGTCGGGCGCGGCCTGCGCCACCGTCGCGTACAGGGTGCGGGCGGCGTCGCTGATCTCCCGGGTGGGCACGTGGGCGCGGCCGGTCGGAGGGCGGCCGGCCGCACCCGGCCTCCGCGGCGTGCTCTCTGCCAGGGCTGGCACCGCGTCGGTCATGCCGTGAACCGTAGGGTGCCGAATCGGGGTCGCGCGACGACACAGCTGACGGCATGATGGAGTCAGAGCGGGCGACATTCCGGCGACACTGGCCAGCGGAGGTGAGGGCGTGACCGAGCCGAACAGCACCCTGCGGGCGGTGCGGGCCTCACTGCTCATGTCGCAGGACGACCTGGCCCGGGCAGTGCGAGACGCGGGCACCCGCATGGGCGAGCCGAACGACTGCAGCAAACGGCACGTGCAGCGGTGGGAGGCCGGGGCCGTCGGCTACCCGCGGCCGGTGTACGCCCGTGCGTTGGAGGCGGCCACCGGGCTGCCCATCGCGTCGCTGGGGTTCCGACCGCCGGTGCCACCGGCGGCGGCCGGAGCCGAGCCGGTCGGCCTCGCACCGCAGCCAGCTGCGGCGGCGCTGCCCGGGCGGTACAGCGGGGTGTGGCTCAGCCAGTACGAGTACCCGAGTAGCAGCCGGGGCGCGTCGTTCATCGGGCTGCACTACGTGCTGCTGCTGCACCAGGGCGACCGGGTCACGGTGCGGTCGATGCCGGGCTCGGCCGATGGCGAGCTGACCATGGACCTGACCGTTGACGGCAGCGTGGTCACCGGCACCTGGGTGGAGGTGACGGCCCGGACGGGCTACTACCGGGGCGCCCGGTATCAGGGGGCGGTGCAGCTGCTGGCCGATCCGACGGGGCGTCGGCTGTCGGGCAAGTGGGTGGGGTTCGGTCGGAGCATGGACGTGAACACGGGTCCGTGGGATCTGACCTTTCAGGAGGCGTCGACGGCGTTGGCGACGTTGGAGGAGTACAACCGGCGACCGCCGGAGGCCTAGCGCGCTAAGGTGGGAGCGTTCCCACGATGGGCACAAAAAAAGGGCGCGGCACCCGCCGGTAAGACGGGTGCCGCGCACTTTCTACCGTACCGAGCGGCTTACCGGACCGCTGGTCCGGGCTGCTCGTTCGTCACGCCTTCCGGCCGGCGTAGGTGCCGATCGGGCCAACGCCCGGGCTGACCGGGGCGATGTTGGCGGCGCGGTTGTGCTTGCCACAGGTGCACCCGGGGGCGCACTTGCGGGCGGTGCTTGTCGCCTTCGGCTTGGCCGGGGCGGCGCTGGCAGCCTTGGCGGACCGCTTGGCCTTGGTCACCGCGGCGGCCGGCTTGATCTTCATGATGGCCGTCTCCATGATCAGGAACATGATCACGATGAACACCCCGTAGGCGGCCGGCCCGTAGCCACCGGCGACGAAGCCGGCGATCACGTTGCAAGCCAAGCTCAGCCCGCCCGAGAAGTAGGTCAGTTTGCGACCGAACTTCCGGGTGGAGTGGGCGAACACGGGGAGCTGCAGCACCTTGCCGACCAGGGCCGGCAGGTCGATCAGCACGAACAGCGTCTTTGCCTGGTAGCTCTCCAGGTTCATCAGCTGGCCGATGTGCGTGATGTGGTCCCTGCTCACGAGCGCGACGTACACGAGGATCCCAACCGACACCGCAGTGACGATGCCCTTGATCCACGCAGCAACCTTGACGTTCATGTCCCCTCCAGAGGACTTGTCGGGCCGGCTGAATGCCGGCCCGCCGCGGCGTGCTGCGCGCTCGCACCCGAGAGCCTGTGTCTCGATCGGGGGTCGCGCCGCCACCGTGATGGAGGGGATCGTGTTTGGTGCCTGCCGTCCCGGCCGCCTCACTCGCGGCACGTCCACCGGACCAGCGAGCGGCACATCCGGCGGCCGGCTGACCCGGCGCCTTGCGTGTGCATCCCTGGCCTCGACTCGCGTGCGGGTGTTGGGGGGTTCGGCAACCCGCGCGCTGGCGGGGTGTTTCCCGATAGCCCTCCTGCTGCCCTTGCGGGTCCCGGTTTCTGGCTAGTGGTCTGTGCTCTGTAGTTGTCCTTCTAGCTACCACTATACCCTAGCGCGCTAAGTCGAGCAAGCCTAGCGCGCTAAGTTTCTTGGGCGGGTCGAGCTTGACTCAGCGCGCTAACCGCGCGACCATCGGCGCATGGCCATCACGAAGGCAGCACAGAGGCGGATCGAGGCGCGCGAAGCCGCCCTAGCGCGACGCGCGGCACAGTCGGAGGGCGGCCAGACGAGCTGGGCGAACCGCGAGCCAGACGACGCGCTCGCCGCCCGGCGCAAGGCCGCCGCCGCGGTGAATGGCCCGGCTGGCCTGGCCCGGCGGATCGCGAAGCCCTGGCCCGATCTGGGTGAAGCCGAGCAGGCGGAGGTCCGCGCCATCCTCGCCGGGGCCGGCATCACGCCGCCGCCGCTGGCCGAGGCCGTAGTCACTGCCGTCGCAAGGACCCTCCGCCAACTCGCCGGTTGGTCCGATGACGACCGGGCCCCCGCCGACCTGTACGCCCTCGCCGTCGAGGTCGAGAACCCGGCCCTGCTCAACCCGGCCGATCTAGCCTCAGTCTCCTGCCCCATGTGCCAGGAGCTGATCTGTGACGATGACTGCCCCCTTGCGCAAATCCGGGTCCGTGCCGAGCGGGGCTAGCGGCGACGCTGAGGCGCTTGCCACCCGGCGCGCCGCCGCCGCAGCGGTAAACGGGCCGGCCGGGCTGGCCCGGCGCCTGGCGAAGCGGTGGCCCGACGCGGACGAGGCCGAGCGGGCCGAGGTGCGGGCCGAGCTGGCCGAAGCCGGCGTGATCCCGTTACGACAGTTGCGCCAGCTCATCGACGCCGCCGAGCGCCTGGCCAACTGGCATGCCGACCTCGACCGTGTCACGAGCGACCTGGTGGCCGCTGGCGCGCGCCCGCGGTCGAATATCAGCGCTGCCAGGGCGCTGCTGTCGATGGTGGAGGCGTTCAACCGCGCGTACCCGCCGCCGGTGGGTCGGTCCGAACAGGCCTAGCGGTGCTCGGCCGGACGTGGCACCCTGCCGGCATGGCCAAGACGCAGCTGGAGCGCGACGGGGACGACATCGGCTTCGCCATCGAGGGCGACCTGATCGTCAGCAAGCAGGCCGCCCGGGGCGCGCCCAGCCGTGGCGCCCGGGCCGGCGCGAAGGCCACCGTGGAGCAGTCCACCGGCGCACCGTCCACCATGGCCCGGCTGACCACGTCGCTCAAGGATCAGGGCAAGCTGCAGGGCCGTGGCCGCGTGTTCGTGACCGTGGTGTGCGGGGACGGCGTCACCCTGATCAACGAGGTGAAGCCCAAGCACGAGTTGGCGGCCCGACGGTGGGTGGCGCAGCTCAACGCCGGCTGATCGGACCCTCACCACCGTCGGCCGCCCGCTCGGCCGCCTCCCGGCGTCGCTGGTCGCCGAAAGCACCGATGACGATCCACACCGCGCACAGCATGGCGAATGCCCACGCGGTGAAGAACTTCCACCCCCACAGGTGCAGCCACTGGCTGAACGTCAGGTCGCTGAGGCTCGGGGGCGGGGTCATGGCGGTGAGGCTAGCGCAACCTCAGCCGGCGCGCTCCGGTCGCCAAGACCCGGCCGCGTCTGCCGGGAACAGCCGCCACAGCGGACTGTCGTCGAGAGCCTCGCACAGCGCGGGTTCGATCAGGTCGACCACGGGCACCGCCAGCACGGGGACGCCGTTGACCTCCATGGCGACGCCGTACCGCTGGGCCAGCTGCAGCAACTCTTCGACCTGGTGCGCGCGGAGGCGTTCGTCGAGCTTGTCGGCAAGATCGCTGGGTATGGTGCTCATGCTGTGTGCCTCCGACAGGTTGAGGCTGATAGGTCGGGCAGCCGAGGGCGCGGACCCTGTGCGCGCACCCCCGGCGCCAACCCCGGGCCTCGGACGCAGACGCCCCACGAGCGCCGCGTCCGAGGTGCCTCCGCCGGACCCTGCCAGGGAGCGACGGTGGCCAACCTATGATGACAGGTGATGATAGGTAGTCAAGTACTTGCGGTGCGTTGACCGGGGGGAGGAGGTGTGATCACATGTCATCACCTGCCAGGGAGATGAACGTGACCAGCAAAGTTGATCTTGTGATGACGGATGTCATCAACCACATACGCTCCGGCACTTACCCACCCGGTTCAAAACTGCCGTCTGCAGCTGAGATGCGAGCGCACTATGAGGTCTCGCAGCAGACCATCCGCACCGCGGTCGACCGTCTCAAAGCTGTCGGCTGGGTGACAGGCGTGCCCGGTGCGGGCATATTCGTGGCGGACAATCCCCCAACGTGAGACGAGCGACTCGCCGACCTGTCATAGACGGGCCGCGAGCCGCTCGTCATGCTGTCTACGCCGCTTCGGCGGTGGGCACGGGCCGGATGAGAGCCGGCCCGTGTCCCATCGCCGGCAGCCGGTGAACGGCTGCCCGGCGAGCCGGGTTGGAGATCAGCACGTACCAGCCGGTGCTCGACAGGTTTGCGTGCCGCATGCATTGCCGCACTGTTTCCAGGTCGGCCCCGTGCTCGATCAGGCTCGTTGCGTGCCAGTGACGCAGGCGGTGCAGGTGCACGTCGGGCATCCCGAGCGAGTGAAACAGATACCAACCTCTGCTGGTGAGCTGGTAGCCGGTCACTTCGGCCCCGGTGTCGTCGCGGACGACCCGGCCGGGTGGCAGGTCCCGAACAAGCGCCCAGACGATCGGGTGGGTGTCGACGTAGGCGTCTTTACCGCCCTTCCCGCAGCGTACGCGTATCCGGTCCACGGTGATGTCCTGGCGTCTCAGGCGTGCGATTTCGGACACCCGCAGCCCGGCGTACGCGGCCAGCGCGAGCGGCAGATGCCACCAGCAGGGCGCGTGCTCGAACAGGTAGGTCAGCTCGACATCGGTGATCGGGTCCGGGAGGCGGGTGCCCTCTGGCGGCCGGGGGATCGCCAGGGTGGGGTCGAGCGTGTAGTGCCCGGCGGCGACCCCCCAGCGGTAGAACGCCCTCAGGTGGCCGTCGTAGGTGTAGCGGGTCCACGCCGACCAGTCGGGGTTGGACTGGTACGCCTGGAGTTCTTCTGTGTGGGCGCGGTCTAGGCCCAGCGGTAGGTGGCGGTCGGCGTGGGTGAGCAGGCGCACCCGCGCGTCGATCGTTGTATCGGCGCTGCCCCCGGATTTTGCCCAGGTGGCATGCCGTGCGATTAGGTCGGACATATTAGTGATCCTTCGCTGACTGCGTGTAGGTGTTGATAGGCGATTCGGTTAGTCAGGAGGTGATCACCGGATGTACGCGTGACGTGCGTGCGGGGACGTTCGGGTGATGGCGGGGACTAATCGCCTGGAGTAGAGCGGGATCCGGGTGGCCGGCGGGCCGGCGGTCACCCGGGCGCGTGTCCGCGGGGCGGCGGGGCGCTGGGATGTGCCAGGATGGGCCGGCCTCCTCAAAGGCGGGCACATCGGACATCGACGAATACGTAACCGTAACTTCCCGATCTGACCTTGGGAACAGTTCGGCGACCTGGACGCCGATGCCCGCCGCGATCTTCTCAAGATCGTCAAGGCCGATCATCTGCACGCCACGCAGGCGAACCGACAGCCACTGCTCTGTGACGCCGATCTTGCGGGCCAACTCCGACTGACGGATCTGGTGGAAGGCCATCACCGCACGCGTTTGCGCGGCCACACGGCCGTTGAGTGAGTCTGTCGCCTTCGGCGTGACATCGATGCTCATACCGATAAGCCTGACTGCCTCACGGGATTGAGTCAACCGTTTCCCGCAGACGAATCGGTCACGCCCTTGACTCTCTAACGCTATGCATGAGAGTCTACCGCCCATGCGGACAACGACAGCCGACGAGATCGCAGCCAACGTAGAGCGTGAGGTACTCAAGCGAGGACTCACCCAGCGCTGGGTGGGCGAGCAGATCGGCCTGTCACAGGTGTCCGTGTGGAAGCGGATGCGCCTGCGCATCGAGTGGCGCCCCAGCGAGCTGGACAAACTCGCCGCCGCCATGGGTGTGCCGGTGGCCACGTTCCTGCCCGCCACCACCCGCAAGCGCGGCGCCCGCGCGATGGCACACGCCGGTCAGAGCTGAGCCGGCCCCGACAAACCCCCGCGCGGGCAACGGGCAACCCCGCAAAACCCATCAACCCGGAAGGAACCTCGTGCGTAAGCGCATCCTCGGCCTCCTGGCCGTGCTCGCCGTGGCGGCGGGTCTCTCGCTCGTCGTGGCGACCCCCGCGTCGGCCTCGTTCTCGGACTGCAGCGCGGGCATCGGCTGCGTCTGGATGGACGCCAACGGCGGCGGCACCAAGTGGTCGCTACCGATCTCCCTGTACGGCACCACCTGCCACAACATGACCGAGGGCGGCGTGGTCTGGGACAACGCGATCTCGTCCGCGCAGGCCACCTACGGCAGTGGCTACGGGCTCAAGTTCTATCTGTCGACCAACTGTGGCGGCGTCAACGAACTCGACGTGCCGTCGCCCAACAACATCAACTTCGGCGGGTCGTTCCCGCCGTGGAACGACACGATCAGCAGCTTCCGCATCGCGATCATCTGACCTGCTGGTGAGCGACCAGCCGGCGCAGCTGGCGGTTTCCGCGCCGCCGCTGTGCATCCACGTCACGGTCCACATCCACCAAGCCGACCCGGCGGCCATCACCGGGCCCATCCTCGCCGCGCTCGCGGCCAACAAGGGAGACCTCATGGACGACTTCCACGCCGAACTGGACGCCGACCTCGACACCATCGTGTCCTCGATCAGCACCGTCGACGCCGACCTGGCGCGCGAGCTGGCCGACTTCGCGCAGAGCATCGCGCCGAAGCTGAGCCCGGACGAGCAGACCCGCCTGGCCAGTGTGGCCCAGCGGCTGGCCGACTTCGACTCGCGGATCAACGCGGCCGACCCGGCCCCAACCACCCCCACCACCCCCGCGACGGAGCCGGCGGCAGGCGACGGCACCGGCGCGGGCGACCCGACCAGTTCGACGGCCGCCGGGACGGTCGCCGAGTAGGTCCGGGTCACGCGTCCGCCCGGCCCTCGCCGGACGGGCCCGACAAGGGTCGCGCGGTCCATCGGGTCGTGGTCCCGGGGCCGGGCGGACGCCGTCACCAGCTTCACGAGCAACCCCCGGCCGCGCACCCTGCGGCGCGGCCGGTCCCCCGAAAACGAAGCGACCCCCGCCGGTGAGACGACGGGGGGACGCGGGACAGAGCAGAGAGGTGCTCCGTGACCATCGTAAAGGCAACCACCGACATCGACCCGTTCGAGGTCGAGGATGACGACCACGCCGCCGCGGCCGAGCGCATGCACGAGGCCGCCGAGCGGGCAGCGTTTACCTCAGGGCTGCGCGAGCTGGCCGACTGGCTGGACGAGCACCCCGACGTGCAGCTGCCCTACCTCGGCCGCTACATCCCTGACTGCGCGCTTCCCTCGCTGCCTATCTACCTGAGCGCCCCGTACAGCTGGGACACCAAGCCCGACCTTCGCACGCAGCTCGCCAACGTGGCCCGGGCCATGGGCCACGCCAACAAGACCCCCGGCCGCACCGACAACTCGTACATGGTGTGGCGCGCGTTCGGCGGCATCGCCCTTTACGCGCAGGCCGCCCGGGACGAGGTGTGCGAGCGGGTCGTGATCGGCACCGAGCCGTTCACCGAGGAGGTGCCCGACCCGGACGCGTTGGCCGCGGTGCCGAAGATCGTCAAGACGGGTGAGCGCGAGATCGTGGAGTGGCGCTGCGGCCCGCTCCTGTCCGGTGAGGACGGTGCGCTGTGAACGCGCTGATCTCCTGGGCGGTGCTGATCGCCGCCTCCTTCGTGGTGGCGGCCGTCGACGCGCAGCTGCGCGTGCATGACCGGCTGCTCGACCAGGTCGGCCACCTGTGCTGGCGTGCCCGCTACGCCGCCGACAGCGTCGGCCAGCGCATCCGGGCGGCCCGCGACGACCGGGCCGCCGCGCGGGCCGCCGACCAAGCCAACGACCAACGGCTCACCCGCAGCGTCGTCGAGCCGCCCGCCGAACCGGTGCGCCCGTACGGCATCCGGGTCACACCAACCGACCTGGCGGCCGCCGCCTGGCCGCCGCCGGCCATCGGCCGGCCCCCGCGCGCGCTGACCATGCCGCCCGCCCACCAGCCCCGCCACGCCGCCGACACCCTGAGCGTCACCGGCGAGTTCCGGGCGATCATCCGCAACGCCTGCCCGGAATGGGCTGAACCGACATGACCGACTACCGCACCGAGCCGTGCAAGTCGTGCGGCGCCCCCGTCATCTGGGCGCAGACCGTGGCAGGTAAGGCGATGCCCGTCGACGCCGAGCCGAGCGAGGTAGCCGGCAACATCGCGCTGGCGCCATACGCCGGCATCGACCCGAAGGCCGCGCCACTGCGACCCCTGGCCAAGGTGATCCCCTGGTCCGCCCGCTGCCAGTTCACCGATCTGCGCGCCAGCCACTTCGTGACCTGCCCGCAGGCCGGCAGCTGGCGCAAGCGAAAGGCGACCTCATGAGCCTGATCGACCGCATCCGCGGGGCGGCCCGACCCGACCCGGCGGCCGTGCTGCCCGAGCAGGACCGCGCCGAGCTGGACGCCGCCCTTGACGCCATCGCCCGCCGCCGCCTGGTCGACGCGGTCGCCGAACTGGACGCCGCCCTCGCCCACATCCGCGCGAACCGGTCGGTGGCCGACGTGGTCGATCGGCTGCTCGACGCCCGCAACCACCTGAACCGTGCAGCGTCGCCGGCTGAGGTCACCCCGTGAGCGCCGTGGCGTGGTTCGTGGCCGGCGGGTTGTTCGCCCTGCTGGTCTCCAGCCTGGTCGAGCGGATCGAGACGCGGGCCCGGCGGCGCCGCATCCGGGCCGAGCGGCTCACGATCGAGGACGAGTGGCGGAACATCACGGCGGGGGAGTGGCCGCGATGACCCAGCCAACTGTTGACGAGCAGTACCGCCGCTACCTCGACCGGGAGATGCCGGCGGCCGAGCGGGCCGCGTTCGAACGCGACCACCTGCCCCTGCCGGGTGAGGTGCCGCTGCCCACGGTGTGCCCGGTGTGCGACGGCGATCAGGCCGTGGTGGTGGGCGAAACCGACGGCATGGTTCACCTGGAACCGTGCCCGGGCTGCTGCTGTGTGGTGTGCGGCAGCCCGACGGACACGCCGCCCGAGTGCGCCCGGTGCGAGATCGCCGAGGACGCGCGAGCCGTGCGGAGGGCAGACCGGTGAGCGGCGCATTCATCGACTACTACGACTTCGGCGACCACAAGGTGTCGGGCGCGATCTGGTGCGACGGGCCGAAGGCCGGCACGAAGTGGGTGACCCCGGCCGGCGGGGGCAAGCAGATCCTCGTCAAGCGGGCCACCGCCAAACAGAAGCACCCCGGCCAATGGGTCGAGGTGCGGCCATGACGCAGCCCGCCCTGATCGCCCCCGGCCGCCGGGTCACCCCGGACGCGTACCGGGTGCTGCCGGCCGACGCGCCCGAGCGCGACTGGTTGGCCGCCCGCCGCCGCGGCATCGGCTCATCCGACGTGGCCGCCATCATGGGCGTCGCCGAGCACCGCACCGCCCTGCACGTGTGGTACGACAAGCGCGACCGGCTGCCCGACGACGACGCCGGTGAGGCCGCCCTGTGGGGACGCCTGCACGAGGACACGGTGGCCCGGGAGTGGGCCCGCCGCAATCGGTCCACGGTGCGTCGCGTCGGTCTCGTCGCCGGTGCTGGGGAGTGGCCCAGCCGGTCATGGATGCTGTGCACCCTCGACCGTCAGGTCGGCGTGTGCCCGCTCGCGCTGGCCGAGGCGCAGCGTGCGCGCACCGCGATGACAACCGGCACCATCTGTTCGCTGGAGGTCAAGACCCGCAACGCGTTCGTGTCGAAACGGTGGCGCCGCAACGTTCCTGACGACGTGCTCGCCCAAGTGGTGTGGCAGATGGCCGTCACCGGATACGACCACACCCACGTCGCCTGCCTCATTGGCGGCAACGACTACCGGCAGTACGTGGTGCGCCGAGACCCGCCGCTCGAAGCGGACATCGTGGCCGCGGTGGCCGACTTCTGGAACCGGTGCGTGCTCGGCGGCCAGCGGCCCGAGGTCGACGTGGAGGCGTACGCCGACGACTTGGTCGACCTCGACAACCGGGTGCACCCGGTGCGGGCCGGCTCGGCCCGGCTGGACGGCCTGACCGTCCACAACCTGATCAGCGACTACGAAACGGCGCGGCTGGCCGAGGCCGCAGCCAAGCGCGCTAAGGGTGCGGCGAAGGCTGAGATGGTGCGCCTGCTCGACGGCACTGAGGCGGCCATGGTCGAGCAGGGCCGGGGCGAGCCAGCGTGGACCTACTTTGAGCAGAACCGCCGCCCCGACGTGAACCTAGCGCGCTTGGCTGAGGTGTGGCCGGACGCGTACGCGGATTGTGTGGCCGACAAGACCGGCCGAACGCTTGCCATTGCCCGTGATCTGCGCCTGACGGAGGACGACGTTGACTGATAACACCGAACCCGCCGACCTCGGCTGGTCCATTGTGGAGATGCTTGGCCACCGCCGCGTCGCCGGCTACGTGCGCGAGCAGACCGTGGCCGGCGCCGGGTTCTTGCGCATCGACGGCCCGAACGGTGGGCGCACTCAGCTGGTGTCGCCGGGTTCGATCTACGCGATCCACCCGACCACTGAGGAGATCGTGCGGCGCGTGGCCGGCCAGTGGGCGACGGCCCCCGTGTCCCGGTTCGAGCTGGAGCGTGGCCGGCAGCCTGATACGTCGACGGTCGAGGACCAGATGCAGGCCGCCGGTGAGGAGTACGAAGACCCGTGGGGTGTTGGTGGCGACGATGACTGATGACCTGCCCGAGCCCACCGCCCCTGGCGCGGTCGCCCGCGTGACTACCACGCTGAGCAAGTACCCCGAAGTGTGGGTGTCGTCGTACATCAACATTGGTCGTTGGTATCCCGACACCGATTCGTGGCTGGCCGGCCACGTGCGCGGCCCCCTCGATGACGGTGGCGCCCACTGGGAACACCTCGTCTCCCGCGGCGCGGTTGCCCTGCTGACCGATGACGGGCACGAGCCGTACGCCGCTGGCTGGCGTGCGGCCTGTGACTCGGTCTCCCAGCTCGCCGACGCCATGGCCGACGACGCCCCGACACCCAGCGACGACGGAGGCGAGCACCGTGGCTGACCTACGCGCCAACGCCAGCAAGAGCGCCGCTGCGCTCCGCACCGGCGGGGCCGCCACACCCACCGCCGGCATCGACCAGCCGGCCACGCCCGACATCGACACCCTGCCCGACATCGAGTACACCGGCGTGCTCGAAACAGCCGAACAGGTGCCCGTCTGGGTGGCGTGGGCACGCGTCATGGCCGACGTCCAGACCATCGCCAAGCGCGACAAACGCGAAGCCGGAGACGGCGCAGGCAAGGGCTACCTGTTCCGCGGCGTCGACACAGTCATCAACGCCGTCGGGCCCGCGCTGCGCCGACACGGTGTGCTGGTGCTGCCCGAAGAGATCGTGACCATCGAGTACCGGGAGACGCGCACCAGCAAGGGCACCGTCATGCAGGAATGCATCGTGCGCGTCCGCTGGTCCGTGATCGGGCCCAGCGGTGACCGGCTCGCCGGGACCATCGAATCGGCCGGGCAGGCCAACGACACGGGCGACAAGGCCACCGCGAAAGCGATGAGCGTTGCCCAGCGAGTGCTGTTCCTGACCTCGCTGCACGTGCCGACTGATGACCCGACGATCGACCAGGGCCACGACCGGGGCGAGCGGCCGATTCCGGCGCCGAACGATTACCGCGACGAGATCGTCCACCCGGACACATCACTCAACCGGCTGAAGACGATCCGCAGCGAGCTGCTGCGGCTCGGGCTGGGCGGATACGAGGTCACCAACGAGGTGGGCGACCAGGAGGCCCTGATACCGATGATCGACCGAATCGGGTTGGAACGCCGCGGCGGCGGGGCGGCCGGCGGTGACCCGTCATGATGCCCCTGCAACTGTTCGCCGAAGACCCCACCCCAGACGACCCGCCACAGCCGCTGTTCGCGGTCGCCGTGCTGGGCGGCGTCGCTCCACAAGGGAGCAAAAACGCATTCCGCAACCACACCACCGGCAAGATCGTCATGCGCGAGTCATCCGCGAACGTCAAGCCGTGGCGGGACGCGGTGCGCTCCGACGCCATCAGCGCCCGCGCTGGTGCGCCCACATTGGACGAACCGCTCGTCCTGGACGCCGTGTTCACCGTGACCCGGCCCAAGTCGCACTATCGCACCGGTCGCAACGCCCACCTGCTGCGCGACGACGCGCCCACCCGGCCGATCGCCAAGAGCGCGCCCGGCGACCTGTCGAAGCTGGTGCGCGCCGTTGAGGACTCGCTGACAGACGCCGGGGTGATCCGCGACGACTCGCTGATCATCGAGTACGGCCGGGTGGCGAAGGTGTGGGCGGGCGAGGACCGCGACGCGTTGGACGCGCCCGGCGCCGTGCTCCGGTTGTGGCGGCTCGGTGATCAGCCGTGACGAAGGTCGAGGGCTGCCCGGCGCCAACGCACACCAGCGAATGGTCGATTCGCAACGGCTGCGTGTGCCCTGAGGCGCGCGAACGGGTCCGGGCACAGCGGAGGGCGGCCGAGCCGCGCGGCCACCTGCATCGGGCGCGTGGCTGGCGCGGTCAGCCAGCCGAGGCGGCCGACGTCGACATCTATCTGGCGAAGACGGGCAAGGCCGACCAGGTGAGCATCGGCGCCCGCATCGCCGCCGCGGCCGAGCTGCACCGCGCCGGTTTGAGCAATCGGCAGATCGCGGAGCGGTTGCGGGTGGCGCGGCGCACCGTGCAGCGCTACCGGGAGCGGGCCGCAGCATGACCGGCCGCCCCGACATCGACGAGCTGATGATGGAATACACCGCCGCGGCCGACCAGGTCGACCAGCTGACGGTCAACCTCGGCCTGGCCAAGGCGGAACGAAACGCCGTCCTTGCCGCGCTCGTCGAGGCCGGTCTCACCCAGCAGGCGATCGTGCAACTGACCGGCCTCACCGTCACGAAGCTCCGAACGGCGCTGTGGCACGACTGGCGCCAGCGGCGGAGCGCGGCATGACCCGGGAACGCACCAACGTGGAAGGCGGCCCCGTCGCCACCACGCCCGTCGGCGTGTGGCTCGTCGCCCGCATCCCCACCCACCGCACCTACCCGTGCCGCTGCCACCTCGGCAAGCGGTGCCCCACCGACCCCGCCTTCGGCTGCCCGTGCATGGGCCGCGTCGACGGGTTGGACAAGATGCCCGCCCACTGCTGCGCGCGCCGCGCAGCAGACACCCACGCCCGCAACGAAAGGCCAGCAGCATGACGCGCGCGCTATCCGTCTTCGCCTACCTCGGCAGCATCGTCGCCGCGAATTGGCTCACCGCCCGGTATGGGTTCGTCCCCATGGGATTCGGCCTGGCGGCCACAGCAGGCACCTACATGGCCGGCCTGGCGTTCGTGGCCCGTGACGCGGTGCAGGACACGGCCGGCCGGGTCGCCACCCTATGCGTGCTGCTGGCCGGCGCGGTGCTGTCGTGGTTCGCGTCCACACCGCAACTGGCGCTCGCCTCGGCCGCCGCATTCGGGCTGGGCGAACTGATCGACATGTCCGTGTACACACCGCTCCGCAGGCGCGGCTACATCCGTGCCGCCATCGCCTCCAACCTGGTCGGGTCCGTCGTCGACACGTTCGTGTTCCTCACCATCGCCGGCTTCGGCCTCGCGCCGCTTGTCGTCGCCGGCCAACTGGTCGGCAAAACGTGGATCACGCTTGCCGTCGTGCTCGGGGTGGTGGGTGTGCGTGCGGTACTACGCAACCGCGTCCGGGCCCAAGGCGCGTGACGCCATGACCGCCGGACTCCTCGGGCAGATCGTCACACCGGCCGCAGGCAACCGCGTCCTCCCAGGCGTCGACTGGTGCGCCGACAACGCCGCGTTCATCGCCGAGAACTACCCCGGTGACGACGCGTACCTGTCATGGCTCGGCGAACGGACGTGGGCCGCGGACCGGTGCGCCTTCGCCGTCGCCCCCGACGTGGTGTGCGACGCCGCCGCCACCCTCGACCGGTCCGCGCCGATGCTGGGCCGCATCAGGGCCGCCGGCTACCCCGTTGCCCTGGCCGCACAGAACGGTTTGGAGCACCTGGCCGTGCCGTGGTCGACATTCGACGTGCTGTTTCTGGGCGGTGACACCGACTGGAAAATCGGCCCGCACGCCCGCCGGCTGACGGCCGACGCCAGGGCCCACGGCAAACACGTCCACATGGGACGCGTCAACTCCCGGCGCCGCCTACGCATCGCAGCCCAGATGGGGTGTCACTCCGTCGACGGCACATATCTCGCGTTCGGCCCCGACCGCAACCTGCCCGGGCTGCTGTCGTGGCTGGGCGAACTTGACCAGCAGCAGGCCCTATGGGCCCTCGATCAAACCGAAAGGTCACCGGCATGATCTTCACCGACCCGGCCACTGAACGCGTGCTGCGCGACGTGACCGACGAACGCATTCGGCAAAACATCAAGTGGGGCGAGCAGAATCACCCCGACGGCACCGGCCCGGCCTGGCCGGTCATGGCGGCCGGGGCGCTCTACAGCGGCTTCGCCGCAGACATGGTGCGCAGGCAGGTGCAGGCCGCAGCCAAGCACGGCACCACCACATGGCACGGGGTGCTCGCCGAAGAGTTCCACGAGGCCGCCGCCGCAAACGCACCGTGCGTGCTGCGCGCCGAACTGGTGCAGGTGGCCGCCGTGGCCGTCGCCTGGGTTGAGGCCATCGACCGCCGGGAGAGTGCCTGGTGACGCAGATCGACGCGAACATCCGCACCAGCGTCACCCGCGAGGCCACCATCTGGCTCAACTGCAAGCCGGACGGCGTCATGGGTGTCCAAACCACGCTCGCCGAAGTCGAGGCGTGGGCGGCCCGAGTGCGCGCCCAGGGCGGACATGACGGAACCAAAGTGCGCGCTAGCACCGAGCTGAGCCCCCGCCTGACCGCAACCGTGCCCCTGCCCGCCACCGACCCGGAGAGTGCCCGATGAGCATCACCATTCCCACCGGCGACCTGGTCGGCATCCTGTCCGACGCCATCCCGTTCGCGTTCCCCGACGACATCCTGCCCGAGCTGCACTGCGTGCGCCTCGAATGGGACGGGGAAACCCTGCACACCCTCGCCACCGACCGGTACCGCGTCGGCTGGTCACAGTGGACACCCGGCGACATCGACCCCGACGACGCCGCCCAAGACGACCTGTTCACCGAATGGGGGTCCGGCGACGAGCCGTGGGCCACCAGCATCGGACTGGCCGACGCCAAAGAACTGGTCAAGGTGTTCAAGCTCGGGCCGAAAGAGGCAAACACGCCGATCGTCGTCGACCACTTCGCCGAGCACGACCGAACCAAGGTGATCCGTTCTCGAGAAACCGGCCACTCGGCTATCACCGTGGTTGCCGACGGGCTCGGGCTGACGTTCCCGTTCCCCGACGTGCGCGCCCAGCTGGCCAAGGCCGACCGGGTCAAGGCCACCCGCAAGGCCGTGTACCGGGCCGACTATCTGGCCGACTTCGCCAAGGTGCGGGCCCGCGGCCCGATGCAACTGACCTTCACCGGCGGGCTCACCCACGTGGCCATCGGGAAGCGGTTCGTGGGCGCCATCATGCCGCAACGCGACGACGAGCCCATACGGTCGCTGCTGCGCGACGCGGTTGGCGTGGTGCTCGCCACGGCCGACGACGACTGACCCGGCCCCTACGCACAGAACGGGGTCCCGATGCCGCTCCCCTGGATCAGGCTCGACACCGCAATGCCCGACCATCCGAAAATCATCGACCTGGTCGACCAGCACGGCGACCGCGGCATGGCCGCCGCGTTCGTGTGGGTGTGCTCCCTGACGTACGCCGGCAAGCACGGCACCAACGGGTTCGTCACCCGCAGCGCGCTCGCCCGCATCAACGGCAAGGCGGCTCACGCCAAGCTGCTGGTGGCCGCCGGCCTGTGGCGGGACGAGGTTGGCGTGGGCTGGTCGATCAACGGGTGGGCCGAGTTCCAGGAGTCCAACGACGAGACGTTGGCCCGCAGCGAGCGGGCGCGCAACGCCGCACTGGCCCGGTGGCATGGCCCGAACGGCCACGCCGATGCCGGCTAACGATGCGGACGCATATGCCGGAGCACATGCCCGACGCATTGCCCAAGCATCCGTGCTTACGCAATGCACGGACGGACGGACGGACTGACGGAGAAGCGGGGTTGATGAAGGTAATCAATGTTCCGCTACGTACCGCGCACGAATCGTGAATCGCGAACCATCGATTTGAACGGAGCCTGACCAATGCCCGACCTCAACGGCCACGCAGCAACCGCCACCCAACCCGACCCGGTCGCCGAAGCCGTCTACGCCAACTACGGCCACTTCGCCCAACGCCTCGCCGCCCTCGGCCTGCTGCTCGCAGACCTGCCGCTCGAACAGATGCTGTCCGCCGTCAAACGCCACCAACGCACATCGGTGCTCACCCTGCCAGCCGGCACCGACCCGCAGCAGGCCATGGCCCAGCAGGCCGCCCTACGCCGCGACCAGAAGATGATCGAAGCCGCGCTCAACCTGCAGCGGGTGCGCGCCGCCCTGCTCGGCGGCCAGTCATGAACGACCCCATGCCCGTGTTCGTGATCAAGGCGAAAGACGTGCTGGCCGTGGCCGCCGTCGAGGCGTACCGGATCCTCTGCCGGCACAGCTGGAACTTCGCACAGGCCGCCCAAGTCCAACTCGCCCTCGACGAGATCCAGGCATGGCAGGACCGAAACCCGGACCTAGTGAAGGCGCCCGACCACCGCCACGTGCCCGCCGCCACCACCGCGGACGAGCCGCCGACCCGCACCCTCACAGACGACATCTACGCCAACTACGGCCCGTTCCTCGCCCCATTCCGACGAGCCGCACCCCGCATGTCAATGCCGCAGATTGGCCCCGCCAGCCCGCCAGGATCAACGCAGCCGGCCCAGCAGGACGAGCACGCAGCCACGCCCAGCGACCCAGCCAAGCCCGCTACGGCCACCACAGAGGGCCGCCCATTCCCGTGCTACTACCTCACCGGACTGTGCGGATGCGACCACCGACCAGGGTGCCTGGCGGACCGGGAACCATGAGCCGCGGGTCCAACCAGCTCAGCCACCGCCGCTACAGGGTGGCCCGAAAAATCTTCCTCGCCGCAGCCACAGCCTGCGGAATCTGCGGCCAGAAAAAGTGCCCCAAATGTGGAGGCCAGAAATGCGGCAACAACTACCGAGGCCACCTCGACCACAGCAAAGCCCGGTCCCGAGGCGGCTCGGTGCACGACCCAGACAACTGGCAGGCAGCCCACCCCTGCTGCAACCTCAGCAAGGGCGCCGGACAACCCAGCACCACCGGCAACCACAGCCACCCATGGTGAGAGCAGGCCACCGCGGCCAGCCGACGCCCGGCCTCCACTGTGGAACGACACCAGGCCACATCGCAACGAGTAGCGGAGCCCAGATGGCCGACCCATTTTTTTGGAGG